ACCCCGCTAATAGTTACCGTCTTGGCGGCGGCGCCCTGAGACTGGGTGATTGTCAAAACCAAATCGCTCTTGGCGCGGGTCAGCAGCTCCTGGACCTTGATAATTACCGGTGGGCCGACGGCGATAGCGGCATCCTGAAATGTAATCGAGCCCCTGGCCCGAAGACCGTCCAGCCGGGCATCGACGCAGGTATAACCGATGTCACCGTCGTTCGATTCCTTTATGAGGTTCATGAGCAGCTCGAAGTTGAACCCGGTGACGTGGTAGAGGTCGATAGGGGTCCCTGCGGAATCGAACTGGGCGGCCGCTATTCGATAGCCGCCGCGAGCGGTGGTTATGTAAGTCGGCACCGCCTGACTGTCAAGCTGGGCCCACATATCGGCGATGCCCTTGGCCTCATCGGCGGCCTTACATTCGAAATCGTAAGCCGCAGTGCCATACCGGCCCTTTGCAAAATTCATTACCACCCGGTGGATTACCGGATTGGTGATGGTGTGCTTGACAAATCCGGTCGCTTCGACCTCGCCCGACTTTCGCTCGTAAAAAATCTTTGTTCCTAATGTGCCGGTCAAAAGCTCGACGAACTCGACCCAGTCCTGGCTGGTGATAGTGCCCCTGCAAAACTCGGTGATTTTGTCCTTTAAGGGGACCTGCAGGCCGTCCGGGGCGGACTGTAAAAGCTCATCGTAACCGATATTCATGCGGGCGGTCATCAGACCTCCGGCGTCAACGCCGTTGACACTCAACGCCTGCGGGAGACCTACTCTTTTGTTTACTGTTACCATATTAAACTCCTTTTAATTGGTTAAAAAAGACGTTTCAAACGTCATTTGAATAGCGTATTTTTTGGGTGCATCCAGCACTTCGAAGTCGCCGGTATAGTAAATCTCATCACATTTGAGCCCACCGCCGGGGTGCTTTCGGTCGAATAACTCTATTACCAAATCACGGAGCTTGGAGACACCCAGATTATTGCCGTCGCCGTAACGAGCGACGCCCGGAGTTGAAGATTCGACGCCGAGAAGAACGGCGAACTCCAGGACCTGCCGCAACGAATAAATCGGTCAGGGCCGCTAACTGGGCGGCAAACCATTCTTCGAGTTTTGCGACTAAACCACCGTCATTGGCCATTACTTGACCCTGTCAATTTCAGTTTGAATCTCTTTATTCATATCGTCAAGCGAATCGGTAACACCATCGTAAAGAGCGCCGGAGCCCTGAACGAATACACTCTTTACCAGGACAAACAACGCCCTGAATTTACCTTTCTTGCCTCGTTTGCGACCGAACAGTAAGCTGCCCTTTGTTTTTATAAAAAAGCCATCCGACACTTCGCGGGGCGATGCGAATCTCGGCACACCGCCGGGCGTCAGACCTTCACCGATGGGAATCGTTAGAAACTTCGCCCGCTTGGGCCTTATCGTCATTTGCTCGTCGGAGAGGAGCCATTTATACTTATCTACGGCCGAGCCCGGCCGTACGCCCACTATCACATCCAAAGGGGCGACGGGCCAGGAATCCACGGCCTTCGCCAACACTCCGGTCCTTCTTTTTAGGGACTGGCCGGAGAGATAATCTCTGACCACATTGCCGGCTGCGAGACTCCCGGCCGTAGCGAGTCCTTTGCCAAAGGCCTCGACCAATCTGGCGCCCATAGTGCCAAGCTCCGCCACTACCTGCTTAAAGTTCGGGCCTGTCTCAATAGTGAGCATCATAACGAAGGCCTCCTGTATTTTTTCAGGATGTCTTCGACCATAGGCAGTAATTTTATCGCACTGAACTTATTTATTGAGCCCCCTTCGAAGCCGACTCCGGAAAGGCCGATATCGTCTTTGCGCTTGAAGATAAACGATGCCTGCTCAATTGCAGCCTCTCGCAAGTCCGCCGGTAATTGATGCTCGCCTTCGCCGGGGGCCTGGCCGGCGGAGCAGTATCCGCCGCGATAGATGATTTGTATGGAGTCGGGGACCTGGGACCAGCTCTTATAGATTCGATAGAGCATACCACGCTCGCCGCCGGTTAACTGGCGGTAATCGGTGTCTGCAATCAGGGCAGTCGCCGAGGCAAAATCAAAGTCCAACGCTTCCTTAATCGAAGTGATAGATACGAGCGGGTATCGCTTTATTTGCAGGATGCCGCCCATACCGGCATAGTAATCAGTGACGTCGGTAGCTGTAACGAGCAGCGTGCGATTGGTATGGCCGTTAAAAATTGCCTCAAGCCCTAAAATTATACGATTGATTGCCTCATCAAAATCGGTATTGGTTATGCCGAGCCGGTCCTTGACATCGGTGAGCGTGCAGATTCGCCCTGTTGACGAATCAGCCAAAAGGACGGCCTTGGCCGTAGTATCCTCACCGGCGGCACAGACGGCCCGTACACGCAAAAATTTCGCCGTCTCGGCGAATATACCTACCTTAGCCGAACCTGAGGCAACAGGGACGGCAGGGACGCCGGCGTGCTGGTCCAGAGAAGGCGTTATACCGCCATCGTCCGATGTGTCGATTTGCACATCGGTAATGTCGTTGGCCGAGCCGCCGGTGGCGTTCTCGACTATAATAGTAAAACCGGAGACCTGCTCGATATTCACCCAGTCGATAAGGACCGTCAAACTGTCATCGACCGCGACGGCAGAATCTGTCTTTGCAATCAGTTCGCTCATTTATCTCGTAGCTCGTATCTCGTATCTCGTATTTCGCAGCTCGTTTTACGCTGTACGCTATGCCTTACTTTGTTCGGTAATCGGAACCGGTTTTGTCCGGACGCATCTGCTTGTCTCTGGGACTTTCAGTTACCGCTTTTGCCACACCTTCAGGCAGAAGCTGGACTGTTCGAGGATGCAGGTCCGGCGCCTGGCCCTTCCTGAACGTTCCCAGGGGGCCGCGATAATTCTTCTTGATTTCCACCTTCATTTTTTGACTCCTGTTTCTGCTTATCCGGTTCTTTCGAGACCGGCACGGCGTCGGTCTCGGCCTTGGCTTCGGCAGCCTGTTTGAGCTCATCGTTGGCCTGTTTGACCTTACTCCGGATGGCTTTGCGTCTTCGATAAAGGTCGGCAAGCCGGTCTTTGGTCGATTCGACAGCGGCGTCAAGTGTTACCAGTTCGGAGTCCAGGTGACGGAGCCGGTCCTCTACGCCGAGCCGCAGCATCGCCTCCTCGTCCATCTCTACCTCGACGTAAGAATCGGGGGCCAGTTTCTTAAGTATATTGGTAGGCAGAGAGACGGTCTGGCCTTTCAAGAATATGCCGTCCGGACCCACCTGGTCCCTTAACATTTTAATCCACATATCTTTACCTTTCTAAATTAGCTCGTTGTTTATTGTTCATTGTTTATTCTCGCCCCCTTGTCTTCTGTTGAAGACAGAAAAGGGGGCGAGAACACTATATGCTAAACGCTATATTACGCCTCAATCAATTCAGTCAGGCCCATACCGGCGGCATCGCGGGGACTTTCATCGACCGGAAAGCCGAGGGCCAGAATGGCCAGGTTCGAGCCGTTCACGGCGCCAGCCGCCGAGTGCGGGGCCTGAACCTGCATATAGCGCTTATGGGTCTTGGTCAAATCGACATAAATACCAAACAGCTTGTCGTCCTCATTATACTGGATGGCATCGGCCAGGACCGCGCTGGGAACGGCCGTATAGCTGCCACCGATGGTGTCACATTCTTCGACGAGCGGGGCGGTCCCTTCGGCGGTAGAGCCGATAGCGTCACCGGCTGCAACATCGGTAGTCCCGACCATAAGCAAAAACAGAATTGCACCCAGGCCCTGGGTGTCAATGTAGGTATTGCCGGCGAAATCGCCGTCGTCCTTGAGCTGCGGAGGCGTGACCGTTTTGAGCTTCAGCATTTTCAAAATAGCTCGTAAATCCATTTTATTCTCCTTAAAATTTCAGGTCCTAATTACGCATTAGGAACGACCATTATTAACACAACACTCTTCATCACCCTCGAACGAACTGCGATTAGCTGGCAGCGGTAATCAGTCCGCAGATAGGGCCAGCATTGATCGTGTTGCCGACACCGTGTGCATTGACGGCGATACGGTCGCGGCCCCTGACGGCGATGACGCCTTTTTCGAAGTAGCGCTCGGAGCTCTGGGCGAACTCAATACCGCCCCTGGTTCCGAGCATTGCACCCTGACGGAGATTCGCCAGAAGTGCACAGATCTGACTGTTGGCCTCGGCCTTGGGCATAACCTGGGTGAACTCGACCGGATAGCCCAGGTAAGTCCGCTGCTTGACTGCCTGGCCGGTAAGGATTTCGGCCGCAGTACCGCTGCCGGCTGCCAGGGCCAGCTTTACCATAACCGTCCAGAAAAAGTAACGATGCGCATACCACTTGACGTCACCGTCATCGCTATATTCGGGCAGGGTTCCAACGAGAGACTCAAAGTTAGCCAGAGTCAGCTCGCTGTAGGCATTGCCGGCACCGACAACGAGGGATTTGATATTGGCAATAGTAGCATCGACCGCCCGCAGTGCGCCGGTGATTCCGGTCATACCGAAATAGGTGCTGGTGCCGTCGCCCAAAAAGCCAATCAGGTCCTCGTAATAGGCCATCGAGCGGGCGAACAGGCCGGCCAGCATCTCACCAAGAGCGACCAGGGAATCTTCCTCCAATTCCATCGAATAACCAGTCAGAAAATTGAGTGTCCTGGGTGTCAGGGTTATTACAGCAATTGTCGGTTCGGTCTCAGTAATAGTGCCGCCCTCACCAGGTACGTAGCCGGTCAACAGACCGTCAACTTTTGGCTGGGTAGTCTGGCCCGCACCCATCGGCATGACCAGGGCGTTGGCCCTGTACTTGCCGTAGGTCTCAATCATCATGAGGATGCTGGGGATTTGCTCGACCGTTACCAGAGAGCCGGAGACCTGGCCTGAGCCGACCATTGCCTTATGGCCGTTGCCATCTACCAGGTACGGCTCAATTCCCATCTCCTCGAGGGATTTGTTGATTTGCTCGACCCTGTCTTTGAACCGGCTGTGACCGCCCATCGTGGCTGCCATAATCAGCAGGGCGAAGGCCTTGGCTTCCTGGGGTGACGAGAAGTAGCCGCGATAGCCGCTGACCGAGGAGTACGGCGGCTGCGAGAGCTTCCGGCGATTGAGGTCGCGGAGGTCCTTATTCAACTTATCGATGACCGTCTTGACTTCTGCGACACCAGTGTTAAGGGTGTCAATGTCGGCCCTGCTGTTTTTGACGAGCTCACCGTCCTCACCGGTCCTCGTATTGATAAGCTCGAGCACCTCGGCCTTAGTGGCGAGATTCTTATTGATGTCGCCTACCGCCTTCTCCACCATATCGGCGGTCTCTTTCAGGCGTTTTTCCATCTGTTCGTTAGTCAACATTGTCTTTATCTCCAAAATTTAACGCATTTTTCATTCGTTCAAACGATTGCTCGGCATTATTGTCACCGGCAAGAACAGATGGACCAGAATGCTCACCGAGCAAGAGCTCTTCTGCGAATCTGTCCGAATCGGTGATTAAAAGCGATTTGATGTCCTCGATGCCCTCCAAAACCGAGTTGAGTTTGTCGGGAAAAGCCGATGGCTGTTCGTCTTTTTCAACGGCCTGCCGGTCAAACATTCCCTTGGCCTTGATTAGTGCTCCTCGATTGGCGGGTACGGCCACGCAGCTTAGTTCGAGCAGCTCAAGTTTTGTGGTGACATAGATTTTTCGTCCGTCAATTTTCTCGAATCGCCATTCCAAATCGATGAAGCCGATAGAGACCGCCTTCTGATGGCCGTCCCTAAAGTTGATCCAATAGGTTTCAGCGTTTTTTGTGGTAGAAAACACGATGTCCATATCCACAGCATCGGCGAGGACTTTGAATGAATCGGGCGGTGCATGGCCGATGACAGATGATTCGCCGGTCGCTAATCGATGCTGGTGATCGCCGAGGACGACAGAATTGGCTGTATAGCCCTTCAGGGCCTCGGCTATAGCACTGATTTCTATGCGTTCATTGTGCCGGTCGATTTCGTCCATCGAGATGCAGACCGTGATCCGGCGATTTTCTGCATTGATTGCTTTTACGTGCGGGTAGAAAAATTTCATTTTAGGCTCCATTTTATTTGTCCTTGTCTTTTTGTCCCTGTTTTACAGAGAGCTTTTGCAGAGCGTTATAAGAGTAAAATTGCATATTGGCGTAATATGCCGAATCGAATATTTTGCCGGCGGCGGCACGTGCGATAGATACACATCGGCAGTTGACAATTTCGGCTGCCGAGCCGGCAGGGTCACCCGGATACATCAGCATGTCACCGCCGACCTGATATGGTATATTGAGGTCGATACCGTCGGCATAACGGGAACCAGCATTGCGATGACTATCGCGGACATTTTCATCACCGGAAGTTACCCAGCTTTTCTTTTTAACGCCCGCCTGCTGCATACCGGCGTGCCGACCGGTGCCGACGGCGCCGGCAGTCTGGGTGCGGGCGATAGATAACGCCCTTGACCTGTTCGAGCCGAGTGTTTTACCAATTCGAGAAGCAAGGTCGTTTAGACCTTCGCCCGCCTCGAGGCCCTTGGTTAATTGATTGGCAACGAGCTTTTGAGTTGTGGAATTTACCTTCGTTATATTGTGGGACTGGCGGGTCAGGGCGGCCCTGATTAAAGGCCTCCTTTTGACCTGGGCGACCGCTTCGGCCATAGCGTCACCGCTGATGCCGAGGACCTCGGAGAGCGACTGGCGGGCGCCCAATTCGGATGCCTTTCCGAAGAAGGTCTGATTGATTACCCTGAGCTTGCCGTCTTCAGCTTTCAAATCGAAAACGATTCTGGCTATCACTTCGTCGCTTGTCGCTCGTCGCTCGTATTTCGCAGAGGAAGATTCAGTCAGAGCCTCTTTGAGTTTTTTGATAAGTATTCGCTGCTGCCGAATGAAGAATTTGCGAAGCGCTTCTTTATATTCCCGCTCGATGCCCGCCCAGGAAACGACCCAATTGCGCCAGAGACGAAGTTGCTGCTGCTCATCGGCCTTTTCTCGTGAAGCGTGAAGCGGAGCTCGTGTCCCGGCTGCGGCCTTGCCTTCCTCTTCGCCGGAGGGCTCGCCTTCCGGCAGGGATGGACCGGTGAGACCTTCAAGGCCTGCTTCGAGCGTATAACTGGCGGGGACCTGACCCATACCAATCCACCATTCATCGCCCCAGGGCCGTGCCTGGTAGGGAAGGTCGTGGGTCTCTATCAAATCGTTCAAGGTGACACCGCTCTGCGTAAATTTGAATACTTTTTCAGCGGTCTCCTTTTTGTGCTCCTGAACGATAGGGTGCTGGTCGTAATCGAACCATGCAAATATTTTTAATTTGGCGGCGGCGGCCTTGCTGCGGGCATCGCGATAAAAACGGCGAGAGCCGAGCGACTTGGCTCTCATACCACCATAGAACTTGGCGGCGGAAAGCTCAACGCTGCGGGCGTCGGTCGAATAAAAACACGAAAGAACACCGCGAGAGAGCTCGCCGGCAATCAGATTGCCCAACGGTATTATCGTATTGAACATAAAGGCCTTCTGGGCGGGGCCCTGGGCGTACTGGGCCTCGGTGCCCAAACCGACAATCTCCGGAGGCACACCGAAGGTCGTACAGATTCGTTTGTCCTTTACTTGTGAGATTTCGGCAAGCTGCATATCGGTCATCTTTAACGCCATAGTTTTGACATCCATACCGCCCGTCAATACGGCCGTGCGCTTGGCGTGGGCGGCGCCGCGATGACGGGTGTCAAACTGTTCGCGCAAGAAACTAACCTCCTCCGGCGTTAGACCCCGGTCGCTGGTCAAGATAAGACCTGGTTCGGCGGCGTTGTCCAGAGCGCTCGTATTAAACAGCGAGGCGGCATAGCTGTAATTGATACTTAATTTAGCGGCGGACGTGGGACCGACACCGTGGAAGCGGTCGTACGGATTGAAGTTTTTGAGCTGATAAACTTCGTCGAGGGCATAGTTGGCCCGCTGGCCGCCGGCACCGCGAAATTCCCAGCCGATAAGCTCACCGTCGGTTCGGCGATTGTGAGTAAGGGCGTGCATCTGGGCGCCGGAGACGACGGCGATCTCCTTGGGCCGACTGCCGACCATATCAGTAAAGACCCAGAAGACATCACGGCTCAGTGCGTAGTGACCGACTGTCTGAATGATGAACTTCTCCCAGCTCATCAACGGGTTGTTGAACAGTATGTCGTACTGCGGACCAGATTCGATTATCTTCTCGTCCGCAGTCGATAAGACCAGAGACAGACCCTGAATGGCGTTGACCAACTCCTCGACACAACGAAAGACCAATTCAACCTGACTGTAAGGCCGCCTCGGAGTAGAGCTGCCGTCACCATCGACCCAGGTGCTCTTATCGAAGAGCTGATGAAACTGCGACAGACCTATAGTAAAATCCTTGCGGGCAGATTTGACTTGTCGGTCGATGCTGAGCCGCAGCAGCTCGGCGGCCTCGAGACTTAAACGTCTTTTGACAATAGCTTCGGTCATAATAAAATACACTCCGGTACAACGGCCTTGGTGGCCGCTTCCTTGCCTAAAGCTGCGGACCAGAATTCATCTGCATGCCCGGCTTCGGTACTGGCTGCATCGTAGCGGACGTTACCGGCGGCCGTAACAGTCTTGCGGACCTTGTGAAAGCTCTCGCGAACGGCGACATCGGACGGCACCCGCAGGAGTTTATCTTCAAAGCCCTGGACCATTAAGCTGGCCAGGTGCTCTTTCACACCGGCAGTAAATTTGACCTTCTCGACTCGATGGGCGCCGAAGCGGTCCTGGAGAGTCTCGGCGAGCATGTCGCCTATGCCTGTAGCGTCGATGCATCCTCGCAGAATGTTTTGATTGGCAAATAAATCACCAGCGACCTGAAGCTGGGTTTTATAAGGGGTCTTGTGGAGTTTTATTACCTTGCGGCAGATTAGGATATCGCCGAGCAGCTCCCAGACCCAGAACACCGTTAAGTGCTTCTCCCTGCCGATATCGGCGCCGAGATAATACTCTCTGCGCGCTTCGGTTCGAGGGACAAGGGGCCCAATACAGTCGGTCGTTTCACAGGCCTGATAGAGGTCGTACGGAATAAGGGCAGCCGATTCACTTGACGGCTCACACATATACTCCTGCTTCCAGGCATCCTCATTACGAGCCCGGGCCCGACAGGCCTTGAGAAATTTTCCACGGGCGGCAGGGTCGATGTGACCGAGCCGATAGACCTTCTCGGCTATTCCCTGGTCGATTGCATCGGTAATAGTAGTGCGATGCAACGACCAGGCCAGAGTATGTGCATCCTCAAACGTGAGCTCCCCTCGCAGAACGCGGTTTATAAGGCGGACAATACGGTTAAACTCGGAAGATTCCCCGTTGTGGGTGGAAAGTATCCGGATATTGTATCCCCAGGTAGTAGTCGGCAGAGCGGCATCGAGCATTTCAATCGGTTTATCGTGCCAGGCGAACTCGTCAAGTACGACGTCGCCGCCTTTGGAACGGAACCGCCGGGGATTGCTGGTCATGCAATTGATGCGGCAGCTGTTGGGAAACTCGACGATGTAGTTATTGTATTTGTAACCCCTATCGTCCTCGAGCTGCTGGAGTATTTCTTTTGATACCACGTCCATTAACTCGCACCATTGCTTGCAGTATTGGGCATATTCAAAGGCGGCGGATTCGTCGGCGGAGGAGAACCATAAATCTCGCTTAACGTCGGAGCGATTGCGGTCCCTGCAGGACTTGTAACTATCGGCATAAGTCATCCCTATGCGTCTGCTCTTTTCGGAGAGCATCGCCTCGGATTCATCGAGTATCCAGCGAACCTGGTACGGCAAAAAATAACCCCTTGGTAATGTATCTGTTCGAGCTACGATTTTATCACTCCTAAGTGCTCATCGATGATTTCCTGAATCAGTTTTCTATTAACACCGGCCTTGCTGAGCTTGGTCTTTGTCGATGCCGCAGCGGCCGTGACCTTCTGGCTTATCTGCTCGCGGATGTACTTGTCCGCGTTGATAGAAACATGCGTGCAGTCCTTGACGGCCCTGGCAACATTCTGAATCTCTTTTGCAGTCAGGTTCTGTTCGGATGCAAATTCGATTATCTGGGCGGTAATAATCTCGGAGACAGCCTTTTGCGTCGCGCTCGCCTTCTCGGCCGTCAGGTCCTTCATTACATCACGGACGATGACACCGGCGTTCTTCATTCTCGCAAGGGTCCGCATCCGCATACCGAACCGCCCTACTGCCGATTCGCTGACGACATAGCCCTTCAACTTGCAGTACAGGGCCAGGTCCTTGTATCGCGGGTCACCATCGTAATGGCCTGTAATATCATCAGGCCATTCGTTATCGACCAGCATACGCGTCAGTGTCTCCCGCAGCCCGGCGGGCAGCTTATCAATCGTGCTGTGTGTACGCCTGTTCTTCGACATCATATCTCCAGGGCCCCGTTGATTTGGGTGCGGTCCGCAATCTCCTTGCCTTCAGCGGTAAGGCCGATGCATTTATCAGCGAAACGGTCGGCACCGCCGAGCCTGTCGTCGACAAACTCGACGTAGCCCTTCTGCTTTAGATACGTAACGTCCTTTTGCAAAAGCGAAAAGTCGTAGTACTCATCAAAACCGCACATTACCCGGTACAAGGTCTGTATTAAAAGGGGCGTGGGATACATTCGGTTTAAGCTCGATAAAATTATTTTCCGGGCCTGTTTGATTTTACTCGCTTCAGGATTCGGCATTCTTAACTCCGTTCTGCATCTGGCTTACAATTTCTCGTGATATGTCACCGCATATCTGAGGCAGCTTATCGACGACCGTTAATTTGCCTTCGACTCGATTTACAGAAGCCGACAGGGTCTCCATACTGCGGCGGCTAAAACTGGTCTCGCGTAAAAACAGCTCGGCGCTGACAAAAGACCTTTCGCAGTCAACTTTACAGTCACGCATTTGGATACCAAACGTTGTGACCTGTTTTTTTGTGTGCTCGAGCTGCTGGTCCTGCTTGTCAATACGCTGCGTCCAGCCGCGAACACAGCTTTTGATTGAGCGAAGATTCAATACAATCAACGTACCCACAAGGGCCACGATAGGACCGACTATGGCGATCACTACGGACAAAGGGACATTCATCTTTATTACCACCTCTCACCGTTAAAATGGACGTTGAGCCCGCCAACCATCGACCATAGAAATATTACCGGGCCGCCGATGAACCATATCAAAACAAAAATTCCTACCATAATTGCAAGGTCGACTCCCCTCCCTCGAATCAAATCCTGAATCCATTGCGAAATAGTCGGCTGTTTACGGACAGCCAAATACCCACTGATAACCCCCGCTCCCATCAACGCCATAAGCGACCAGAGAACCAGATTCAGGCACAACGCAAGCAAGGCCAAACCCAGCAAGCCGACGCCGATTTTTCTTAACAACTGCGGCTTCATTTCGACTGCTCCTTTTCCTGTAATTGTTGTATTTTTTCGTCTCGCTCCGTGTGATAGTCCCAGGCCTTGTACACTACAGCAGCCAAACCAGCCCCGACAGTAAGCCATGCAATGAGCGCAGCCATTTGGCTGAATACGTTGATAAGTACCATTGCCGTTATTCCTGCGGCGATTAACGGAACCCCCCACTTGGAACGCCAGAACAAAAAGACAACGCCGGCCATAACGGTCAGGAGCGCCAGCCCGTTGTATAAGAGCATACCCCCGGCCAGCTGCTTCCGGGGACCCGTTTCTTCCTTCAAAACCTCGACAAG